CGTTGTAGTTCCAATCGACCTTGGCTTCTAACACCCCATCTACCACTCTAAAATAGTCGTTCTGGGCTTTTGTCCAGCCTTGGGCAGGCGCGGTATCGGTCGCTGAACCTACCTCTGATGCGTGCTGAATATCCCATTGAATGTCTTTTTTGTTGATATTGACTATCCAATCAATGATGACTTGTGAGTTTTTATTGTCGAATTTTCGCCCGTCACGCCCTTCTGTGATGCCTTCGTTGCACATGGGCACCCACTCCGGTGGAGTGTAGCTTTTTTCTGGATTCTCTTGCGCTGGGTCTGGCTCGACTACTTGATAGTTAAGTGCAGTGATTAGCGCGGTCGCTAGTATGGTTTGGATTACTTTCATAGCCAACGATTATGGCTATGAGAGGGGTCTATTAAAAATGAACGCGTTCAAAAAAACACTAGAGGTTGTTTTATTTTTTTTGACTTACTTTTTAAACGTTTTTTTAAAATTTTGAGCGGATTCTTTTGCGAGTTTCTTTAATATTTCATCTCGGTCAATGCCTGGGTTATTATCCCACCCTGGGTCTATGCCTTTTGGCACTTTTTCAACCTCACCGGTGCGCTTATTCAACCATTCGACCATTTCAATTTTTGGCGCAGTGGTTGTATATTGACCTATTTTGATTAATCTATCTTTCTCCCGTTGGCTTACTTGACGGATTCGGCATTTACAACCATAGCCGTTAGGCGTGAAATGCGTTAACCAAAAAGGATGATCTATCGGCAAGATGATACCCGCCCATTTCACATGATCATCTCTATGTTCTAATGACGGCCCTAACTCGTACACCAAGAAAGGCAGGGCTTTTTTCGTGCGTTGAAACCTACCCCACTGACCTGCGGCTCTTGCAGTGCGTAGATTTGCATCGAATATTGTGCGTAAGCGTCTTGGGCTTCCTAGTTGTGCTTTGACCAGCCTCCCTGTTTTTGGGTCTTTTACGTTTTTAATGCCCCACCAGCCTTGGGCTTGCAGTAGCGGCGTGAGTTCTTTTTTAAATTGCTCGAAGGTTGTGCCTTTCTCGATTGCATCATCCAGATGGTTCTTTATATCAACCAGAATACCCTCTTGCATGACCTTTGCCACAGTAAAAGCGTGGGTGTGCTCTTGCTTCCAAACATCGCGGTAGTCAAAGCTTATTTTTAGCTTTTTGGCTTTAAACCAAGCGAGGGCATCTGCGAATAAACTCATGAATTATTGACCTGCATCGCCTAGCCCTTTGGCTTTAAAGCTGAGCGCTGCCAAGCTGTCTATTAATGCCGAGGCATCCATACCGCCTTCTAATAATGCGGGCAAACCTGCTTTAAACTCCTCAAAGGTTTTTGAATTCTTGGCTAGTGACAACAAAGGATCAATGATGGGGCTGGTTATCTCCTCCCAATATTCTAAGCCTTGCATAACCAACTCATCAATATTATCTGCTGTTTTCTGGGTATTTATAGCCTTTTTATTAATACCGCACGATGGGCAGGACTTATGATTAGCTGATGGTTCGTTACCAGGGGCTTGAGGTGTAGCACTCACAGGTGCGAATAATTCATCACCCTCTTCAGGGTCGCTTAGGTTTAATTTATCGCGGATTTCTGATTGCTTAACTTTTAGACCAACGGGGACTAAATCTTTAACAGCGTTAACAATTAACTGTAGATTCTCTGGGTCTTTAACATAGAGTACGACGCGCGGGTAGCCGTTTTCTTGTATGCCATAGTTTAAATCAACATAGGGCTTGATTAGATCGCGGTTAATGGTGCGAGTGAGTTGCTTAGCATCGGCTTTTAAAATATCTTGCCTGACTTCGGATTGCTCTTCCGAGTTACCGAGCTTGCCTGCCTCGCTTTCTGTTGTCGCTGTTTGCCCGAGCACAGCTTTGCTGATTTGTTTGTCCAGCCATTCTGCTATTCGGCTAAAGACTTGATCACCGTTTGCCGCGCTACTGCGCTCGATGAACTCAATCCGCATACTGTCGGGTATAATCGCGGCAGCATCTGATCCTATGCTTGCCACGGCTGATTTTAGAATCTTTTTATCGTCTTCACTCGTGCCTGCCCCGTAACGACCGACGCGGATCGGTAGACCAAATAGCTCTAAGAAAGACATCCAATCGCTTAGGCTGTACGATTTGCACATATAAGAAACGACAACCAATCGTGCTAGACCGCTACGGCTTACGATGCCTGTGCGTAGTTTTGGTATATGAGTAATGAACTTGAAGGGTGCAAGTTCAATACCCTCTTCGTTGTCATCGTCTTTTAATCGCAGTTGTTGTTTTTCGTCTTTACTGATCATAAAGAAGCGCGGGTCGCGCCATTTGTAGCTGGGCTTGTACTTTTCGCCTGTTTGCCAGACTATTTCTACAGTTGAGCGACCTTTGCCTAGGCCGTCTAATAGATCACTGATAAGCTCTTCAAACTCTGGCCGCTTGGTGAGTTGGCGTATGTCTTCTGCTATCTCTTCGTCTTTTTTATCTTCGCTTGCGGATTCTACGGTGATGGGGAGTGACTCTACCGCGAGCTTGCGCGTGCCCAATACTGATCCATAATGTGGCTCACGCTCTTCCATTTCACCTGCGAGGGTCAATAAATCAAAGTCATCACCGTCGTTGGCGGCTGATAATATGCTGGCGAGCTTGGCGGGCGTTAGCCCATCTGCCATGCTGTTTGACATCCACGCATTGCGCACCCCTGTAATGCTTGGGGTGGCTTGCTCTTGCTCTAGTACGGCGCGTTTTATTGGCTTGCCGTTGCTATCGAGTATGGTTGATTCTGGCATTATAAGAGTCCTCTTGAGCTACCGCCGAAGGTGCTGCTTTTAAATTGACTGGGGCTGTCTTTGGTTTTTTTGTTGATGGCTTCGTATTGGAATATTTCGACTTCCATTAGCGATGCGTTGTATGCCATGACTAATGAGATAGCCGAATCGCCGTGGCGTTGCCCGCCTGTGCTTTTGGTTTTTCCTTCTGGAATTCTGGGAATCCCTTTGACGACTTGGATAGCGCGCAAGTCATTGAGGACATCTGCATCTTTTGGGATCTCAATTTCATCATCTTCAAACGCTGCTTTAAACTTTGGCATACTTTCAAGATACCAACCTTGGCTGATCATGACTTCTTCGATGCGTGTTTCACCGTATCTGTACTTGGCTTGCTCGGCTAAGTATTGACCATTGCCACGCGCATCAAAATGACCCGCCATAAACCTTGGCAAGCGGTCGATGATGTAATTCATGATTTGCTCTTGATTTTTAAACGGTACGTTTCTTAGTTCTACTTGAAAAGGTACGTGGCGTTTGAGCTGTTGACTGATTTCCATTGTGCTGAAGATGGTTAAATCACCTGTGCGGCCAAAGTCTTCGCCAAAAGCATGATTGTTGTCTGGGTTTAGCTTTTCTAAAAGACTTTTTAAATTTTCATCGCACCAGTCTTTAACTTCTGCTTTGCGCAAATGCTCTGGCCATGTATTAAATTCTGTTGTTCCTTCGTAGCGCACTACGACCTTCTCGTCACTCATGCGAGATTCTATTAGCGCACGGCTAAGATAAGCCCCGCCCCCTTGCTTGGGCACACAGTAGTATTCTTCTTGTGCGTCTTCTAGTGTTGCCGTGTCTGAGAGCAGGTTTTCTTTCCACTGATCTTCTTTTTGTTGTGACCACTCAATGCCACGGACTTGGCAGATACGTTTGTATAGGCCTTGCGCGCAGGCATCATCTAGCGTGATACGGTGGATAGAGTAACGCTTTTTACCTGCGCGGGAATCTTGTATTAACTCATTAAAGAGATTGTCATAGCCGTTATGGGTGGAGATGATTCTGACCTTTGCGCCCCACATAGTCATGGCTAGTGCTGCTTTTAGCACTTCTGCCAGTCGCTCATGAAAAGCGGCCTCATCAATAGTGACATCACCTTGTCTGCCACGCATGTTGGAAGGGTTAGAGCTTAGGGCTTGTATTTTAAAGCCTGATGCGAACTTGATGGTGAAGATTAGAATGTCTTTATCTTCATCGTGAAGAATATCCTCCTCTATCTCGCCGGCTACTTCATTGACCGTTTTGGCCCACATTGCACAGGCCTCAATAAACTCCACCGCCATTTCTTTATTTGAGCCGATGTAAAAATGATTGCTACCACCTTCGCCACGCTTTGCGC